CTTCAACAGTTCTTTGAGTTCCTTGATCCGCCAGGCAGCGCCCAGGCGGTCGGCCTCGGAGTGCGCCGGGTTCTCGGTGATGGCGCGGTAGGTGGCGAGTCGCTCGTTGATGACGGCCTCGACCTTCTGCCAGCAGGTCGAGTCGCGCTCGGCGGGGGTGAGGCGAACCTTCATTTCAGGTCCAGCGTGTCGATGCCGTTGCCGCAGGCGCTGTCTAGCGCGATTGCGACCGCAACCGCTTCACTGGCCGTCTTCCCGAGATACATGGCCGCGAGGGCAAAGTCTCGGCCGCAACCGATGGCGTGATGCCGGTCCTCGAACGTGATCGGGTACGGAGTCCGCTCGTACTTCTGAATCGTGCCGTCAGGCCGGATCACCAGTATTCCGGTCCAGTCTTCCTTGTCGCGCTGACCAGTCGGGAAGTCTTCCGGCCTCTCTCCGCGCGCAATCCACGCCAGCATTTCCTCGCCGAATGCCGGGTCTCCGGCGTATGCGACAAGGTTGCCGCCAATCCGGAATATCTTCGTCACCGTGCGGTACAAGGTGCCGTTGCAGGCGCGCTTATCAGCCGCCAGCGTCTTTCCGTCCCAAGCAATCACAGTGATAGGCCGCCTCCATTTAACTAGGCTTCAAATGCCCGCCCGTTGGCTGCGCGCCCGGCCGGCTCAGTGGGGGGCTTGGTGACTTGCGGCCCCTTCATCGCGGACAACTGCTTTTGCGTGTTCAGCTTGAGCGTGATGCCGGCCAGATCGACCTTGAACTGATTGAGCGCAATGCGTTCTTCGCTGGTGAGCCCGGCCGCTCCCAGTTCGGCCTCGACCTTGATCGCCATTTGCTCCACCAGCCGGTCCAGCGAGTTCTCGCGCGCCTCGTGTTCGAGCTTCAACTGCGCGCGCTGGGTATCGCCGGCATCCCTGATCTTGGCCGCCTCGATCTGCGGGAACACCGGGGGCTTGGCGTTCTTGGCCAGTTCCTCTTTGCGCTTGTCCGACAGCTTGAACGCCTTCGGATCGAAGCGCTGGGACTTGAGGAACTCGTCGGCCGCCAGCGCCGGGTCCATCTCGAAGGCCGGGTTGAGCGACAGATTCAGGATGGTTGGAACCTGCTGGTTCTGCAGATCGCGCTCGACCAGGGCAGAAGACCCGCGCGCCCTGATCTGGAAGTCGCCCTTCACAGCGTCGTCGTCAGAGTAAATCTTGAGCCACTGGTCGTAGCGGCGGATGTGCGGCTCGGTGATGTTGCCGTCGAAGTTGCGGGCAATCCGGCGAAGGACCGTCGAACCGTTGTTGTTCTGCAAGGCCCGCCCGGCAGCCGTTTCCTCGATATTGCCCTGCATCCCCAGGATGATCATGGGCAGCCCGGTGTGCATCTCGACCATCTTCTCGCCAAGCTGGATGATGTTCATCAGCTCGGGCTGCAGGCTCGGCTGGATGAAGAACATCATGGCCCTGGAGACATCCGTCGTCTCCGAGCTGGCCCTCCAAGTCCATGGATCGCCATCCTGCTCGATGTCGTCGGTCATGACCTTGTGCGGCCTGGCCGCAGCGCCTGCGTTGTCCAGCAGGTTGCGGGTTGCCGCCGTGACCATCCGTTGGCCCACTCTGGCCTGCCGCGCAACGCCAGCGCCCCACGGCATTCCGGGGCGCGCCTTCCATGGCATGAAGTCGTAGGGGAACTCACCCGAATCGAGGTGGTTCAGGCTCGCCTTGATCACCCGGTCGTTGACCATCGTCACGATCACCGGGTACTGCTTGTCCTTGTCCTCGCAGTCACAGCCCGCGGCCTGCAGTTCTTCCCCGGTGATGTTGCCGTAGAAGTACCAGACCTCGAACACGTCGTCGTTGTCCAGCTCTTTCTGCTGGTGATAGCCGCGCGAGGCGCTGACGTTGTTCTTGGCCGGACCTTCGTCGAGCACGCGGTCAATCTGCTCGTCGAGGTACTTGGCCGCGCCCACTCCACCCTTGAGCCCTTCGAGCTTCTTCGGCCCAAAGAAGGCTCGCTCGAGGAAGAAACTGCCGTCGTGGATGTTCTCGCCGCAAGCCGGATAGTCGGGAAAGGCGTTCCACAGGTCGATGCGCTTGGAGGCCGGCTTGGTCTCGGTCTTGATCACCAGTTCGCGCTCGCCGGTCTGCGGGTTCTTGGCCCAGACCTTGACCTTGCGCTTTTCGGGGACCGGGCCTTTGACCACCCCGGTCCCGAGCCGCGCCGCGTCTTCGATCACCCGGCGCAGTTCGACGTGGTAATGGCACTCAGTGAGGAAATCGTCGATCTGCTCCTGCGTCTTCTCGGCGGCGGTGACGGCCTTCTCGCGGATCGCCTTGAGTTTCTCGAATGCCGCTTCCAGCGGGTCGACGTCTTGGGCTGCTGCAGCCGGGTCGGCCATGATGCCGGCGGCCGGGGTTGCGGGTTGCGGCTGTGCCATCTGCGCCATCGCCCCGCCTTGCGCTGGCATCGGGATTGGCGCTGCTGCCGGAGCGGGCGGAACGATCGCCGGCCAGCCCTCTTGCTCGTCCAGGATGTCCGGGACCGGGGTCGGCTCGATCAGGAAGTTGCGCTCGTCGCCCCCGGGCATGAGCATGTCCGAGACCTTGGCCGCGGCTGCATCGACGTAGGGCGCCGTGATGTTGGGGAACAGCGTCGAGCCGCCAGGCTTCTTGACGTCCACCGTGCGCCCGCCCTCGGTGGGCTTGCTCTTGATGTCGTGGAACTCGTGCCGATTGGCGTCGTCGTAGCCGTCGTAAAAACCCTGGTCTTCCTCCCAAAATCTCTCTATCCCAGACGCGAGCCGGCCCTTGACGGCCGAATCCCGCTTGCCGGCAATCGTCAGCCCGAGCTTCTCCAGCACGCCCAGGGCTTCGGTGTTCTGGTCGCTCATTTACTCACGCAACCGAGATCGTGTGCATCTCGGTGGTGTAGACCTCGGAGTTCCCAGCCGGGGTAAAGCCGCCGCTGGTCACGCGGTAGGCCCACAAGTCGCTAGAGCCTGCTGCGAGCTGGAACTGTTTGTTAATTTGATCAGACTGCACGTACAGGGTCGAACCAACGTCAGCGGGTGAGCCAAAGTCGATGTACCCCAGATACGCGGAGCGATCTCCTGCTGGCAAATCCCACGCGGCGTTGTCAGCCAGCGCAGAGGGCGGCGTCGCGCGGTAGAAGTGATAACGAAAGCTCGTCATCCCCGCGGGAATGCCGGTCACGTCGATGCGCAATGACACGGACGTGATCAGCACACGCCCGCCGGCCGGACCAACGCCATTGAACTTGATCGCGGCAGCCGTGGCCCCAACCACATCCAGCGCGGTATAAGCCGTGGTGTTGGCCGGGCGGGTGTCGCTGACCTTGCAGTAGAAGGACTCTTTCGCCATATCTGCGCTCCAAATGAAAAAGCCCGCTCAGTGGCGGGCTCGTGTGTGTTGTGTGGGCTACCAGCCAGCGCCAGGGTCTTTCGGAACCCAGGTGGTGGTCGGTCGCTTCTTGCGCTCCGGCAACTTGGCGTGGCGCAGCATCATGTAGGCGTAGCGGCTCGCGCTGATCGCGTCGTCCACTTCCTTGACGATCTTTCCGTCCTTGCGGTGGTACATCCGGCGTTCTTCCAGCCATGCATGACAGGTCTTGAACACCTTCCAGCGGCCGGTGAGCATCCGCTCCAACATCTCATGCACCGGAGCCTCAACGCCGTTGCCGCCGCTTCCCTCAGGCTCTCCGGGCTTGGGCGGGTTGGTCGCCTTGTCTTTGAGCATGTTCAGCCCGTGTTTGCGGTACTGGTCTGCCAAAGCCTCGCCTGAACCCTTGTCGTGCTGCAAGCCATCGTGCGGCCATGCCACCGGGAGCCAGTCACCCCACGCCTTGATCGCCGCCGCATGAATGACCGGCACCGCCTCTGCCTGCCGGTAGTCGGTCACCAGGTACACCACATCGGCATCCCGGTCCCACGCCAACCTTGCCGCCGCGGTCGGGTGGTCCCATCCCAAGTCGAGCCCAACTATCTGAGGCCAGTGCGCCGGGATGGCGAATGGTTCGCAAACGATTGACTCTTCCGTCACAGGGAAGATCAGGCCGCTACCCATTGTCGGGATGCCCTTGGCCCGAGCTTCCCGCTCATGGGCGGGGTAGCCTGCAATGATCGCCTTGCGCTGCTCTGGGGTGTAGTGCAGCGCGTCCTCAATCGTCATGTTCGTCACATGCGTCCCGGCTACCTTCTCAATCAGGTAGCGGCGCACAACCTCGCTCATGCCCATCAGCGGGGTGAACGTCATTGCCAAAATGCCATCGGTGGCATTTGTTCTTGTCAACGCCTCGGTGTAGATGTCCATGGGCGGCTCTTCGTCCAGCCACACCCAGTCGAGCGACTCGGATTGAAACTTCTCGCGCCCTTGGTCGTAACTCTTGAAGCCAAGGACACTCTCGCCGGCCTGCACGTCCCCGCCGCCGCCGTGGCGGATCACTAGGGTGTCGATCGCGTCGGCCACCCCCCGCTTCATCGCCTTGTCCTTGATGGCGTCAGCCGGGATTGCCCCGGTGCCCAAGGCATTGATCCGGCCGCAGAGCACCCGTTGCACTGAGTCGCGGGTCACTTCGCCGGTCACTCCGGCTGCCCATGCAGCGATGTTGTGGGGGAAGTAGGCCCCCGACCACCAGTCGGGATAGCGCCCGGTCAGGTGCATCGCGGTCTCGAAGCCGGCGCTCCAGGTCTTTCCGAGCTGGTTGCCGGCAATCAGCAGGCGCTCCCTTACCTTCGGGTCAGCCCCGGCCCGGTGGAACTCGTCCTGCTTGGGGTAGGGTCGATACAACTCAAGCTGCCGCTCGGCTACGTGGGTTTGCAGCAGGGCGCGCAGCCGCTCCAGGTGCGCCGGATCGGCGTCCACCAGGGCATCAGGCGGCACTCTTGGCCTTCTTCCTGATCGCCTCGACCTGCTCGAGGGCGTGGAGCATCTCCTGCGCCTTCTCGGCCGGCATGTTGCCGATCGCCTTCTTGAGCGGGTCGGTCACGTCCTCGCGCTTCTCGATCAGCAGTCCATTGAGCTTTGAGCGCAGTTGCACCGCCGCGACCATCGCGCCGGGGTTCTCCTTCTTCAGCGCCATCTGGAGCGCTTGCTCAGCCTCATCCATCGCCTGCTCGAGCCCGTACTGGAGCTTCTCTACCACCGTAGCCCGCAGTTCCTCTACCCTTGCGGAAATCTTGCGGTCGGCCATCAGGCGCGAGG